CGAAGCAAAGATAATAAAAAAACAAATTTCTGCAAGAGACCAGATAAAAGCACTTGAGTTAATGGGGAAACGCCACGACCTTTTCAGTTCTGATACGAAGATTGAAATGGTACCTGTGATCATCACCGGAGAGCGTGAAATCCATGAGTAATGCCAATAGGATATATCTTCCGGATGTTATCGGCGGCGGTTACAGGGACTTCTGGAATTTCAAAGGCAGGTACCGGGTGGTTAAAGGCAGCCGTGCGAGTAAGAAGTCAGTTACCGCAGCATTATGGTTTATTTACAACCTGATGAAGTATCACGAAGCGAACCTGCTGGTGGTACGGAAAATTTTCAGAACACTAAAAGACAGCTGTTATACGCAGCTTAAATGGGCAATACACCGCTTAGGGGTGGACGATTATTTTATTTGCAGGGAAAGCCCTCTTGAAATCACCTACAAACCGACAGGACAGAAGATATTCTTTCGGGGACTGGATGATTCGCTGAAAGTCACCTCTATCACTGTTGACGTTGGTGTGCTTTGCTGGCTGTGGGCAGAGGAAGCGTATGAAATTACGTCAGAGGCGGCATTCGATACGATAGATGAATCTATACGAGGCGAAGTACCGGAAGGACTGTTTAAGCAGGCAACGCTGACTTTTAACCCGTGGAACGAAAAACACTGGCTCAAAAAGAGATTTTTTGATAAGGCAGATAATGATGTTCTTGCAAAGACAACGAACTATCGATGTAATGAATTTCTTGATGATTCTGACCGGAATATGTTTGAGCGCATGCGTCTGAATAATCCGAGACGATATCAGGTGGCGGGGCTTGGCGATTGGGGTATCGTTGAAGGACTGGTATATGAAAACTGGGAAGAGAGGGCATTTGATACTGCAGAAATTACAAAAAGAGAAAGTGTGCAATCCGCTTTTGGTCTTGACTTCGGGTATACAAATGACCCGTCCGCGCTCTTCTGCGGGCTGGTAGATACGAAAGCACGGGAGATTTATGTATTTGATGAAATGTACAAAAAAGGCCTGACCAATGAAATGATTTATCAAGAAATAAGCCGAATGGGATATAGCAAGGAAAACATTACGGCCGACAGCGCGGAACCTAAGTCAATCGCACAGCTCCGTGCATTGGGGCTGACTCGTATTCATGCTGCGAAAAAAGGCAGAGACAGCATACTGAACGGGATACAGCTGATACAAGATTATAAAATTGTTATTCATCCGCGTTGCGTTAATTTCCTCACGGAAATAGGTAATTACACGTGGGATAAAGATAAATTTGATAATCAAGTGAATAAACCAATTGACGATTTTAATCATCTGCTCGATGCCATGAGGTATGCCATGGAGCGATTCGGGCGGAGAGGCAGCGGTATTCAATTTTTAACATAGGCGGTGGACGATGGATCTTAGCTTAAATGCATTGTGGAATAATATCATACGCCGTGGGAGCGGCAGCGGGCTCACGGAAATAGAGTTTCTGGAACTGGAACTTCAAGCATGGATTGATTCAGGGAAACGAAATCAGATGATTGTCGGCAAGCGGTACTTTGATGGAGACCATGATATTTTAAATAAACAAAGACAGGCTGTAGATGCGAACGGCAATACTCGGACAGTTAATGGTTTACCGAATAATCGGATTGTGGATAACCGCTATGCGGAACTGGTAGATCAAAAAGTAAGCTATCTGTTGTCTAAGCCGCTGGAAGTACGGACAGATGATGAAGGATATGGTAAACAGTTAGATACCATATTTAATCAAACGTTCCGCCGATGTCTGAAAAATTTGGGAACGGACGTACTGAATTGCGGGCTTGGATATCTACATCCGTACATCTCAAATGGTGAGCTTCGGTTCAAGAGGTTTGCTCCGGAACAGGTTCTTCCGTTTTGGGTGGATGAGGAACATGAAATACTGGACTCATTTTTGCGGATCTATTCTGTCTTTACTTATGAGGGCACGCAGCCGAAAATCATATGGAAAGTAGAGCACTATACGACAGGAGGCATACGTCGATACATTTACACGGACAGTAAAAAGCTTATTCTTGATGTAGAACAGACAGACGCTGACTACCTCACGGTGAACGGGGAGCCATTTAATTGGGACAGGGTGCCGCTGATTGCATTCAAGTACAATAATCGGGAACTGCCGCTGATAAGCCGTGTGAAGGGTCTGCAGGACGCCCTGAATGAACTCTTAAGTAATTATAGTGATAACATGGCGGAAGACATTCGAAGTACCATTCTGATTTTAGAGGGGTACGAGGGTGAGGATTTATCGGAATTCCGCCGAAACTTAATTGCTTACGGTGTAATCAAGGTAGGAACGGAAGACAGAAAAGGCGATGTACGAACGCTTAGCATTGAAGTCAACGCGGATAACTATGACTTGATTATCAGATTGCTAAAGAAGGCGATTATTGAGAACGGCCATGGTTTTGATGCCAAAGATGACCGAATGGCAAACAACCCCAATCAGATGAATATCCGCTCTATTTACAGCGATATAGACTTAGATGCCAATAATATGGAGATGGAATTTCAGGCAAGTCTGGAACAGCTGATGTGGTTTGTGAATACATTTTTACGCATTAGCGGCACAAATCCAGATAAAAATAAAGTAGAATTCATCTTTAACAGGGATACGCCCGTCAATGAATCGGAAGTCATTCAGAACTGCAAAAACTCTGTCGGGATCATCAGTAAGGAAACCATTGTGGCTAATCATCCATGGACGAAAGATACGGCGGAAGAACTGGCACGGCTTGAAAAGGAAAATGCTGAGGTTCTTATGCCTGATTATGCGGTAAATGCGCCTAACGGTACTGAAGAATGAACTACTGGGAAAAGCGTTTTGAAAGATTGAAACAGCAGCAGATGGGGAAAGCGGAAACCGTCACGGCTGCTATGCGCAGGGAATATATAAGAGCCCTGACATCATTGCGAAAGGAAGTGCTGGACTGGTATTATCGGTACGCAGAAGAAAATGAAATGTCTCTGGCTGATGCGAGAAAAGAGCTTGATACACGGGAGTTAAGAGCATTTCAGCTGACACTAAAAGAATATATCAAGCTGGCAAAGAAGAAAGACCTTCCGCAAAAATATATCAAAATGTTGGATAAAGCTTCGATTCGCGCACGGTTGGACAGGAGCCAGGAATTATATATTAAGACATCACGGTATGTTGAAGAACTGGCAAAATCGCAAAATCTAAGCATGCGTAGTTTGCTTTCTGAAGTATATGAAGACAGCGTTTACAAAACGGCGTATGAAGCGCAAAAATTGAAAGGCAAGTTTTCCACATTTAAGGAAGTGGCAAAGCAGGATATAGAAACTGCAGTATCCAAGCCGTGGGCAAGTGACGGAAAGGATTTTTCAGGCAGGATATGGGAAAATAAAGCGCAGCTCATGAATACTTTGCAGACAGAAATGACACGGTCTTTTATGATTGGTGAAGGTGTGGCACCGTTAATTAATCGGGTACAAAAACGATTTAATGTATCATTCAGCAACGCCCGTCGTTTAGTAGAAACGGAAACAGCCTATATACAGGAAAAGGCAATGCTGGATACCTACAACGCGTTGGATGTTGAACAATATCAGATACTGGCTGTGCTGGATGTGAAGACGTCGGATATTTGCCGGCATCTGGATAAAAAAGTATTTGACAGAAAAGACGCCAAGCCGGGAATTACTATGCCACCGTTCCATTGCTACTGCCGCTCGACTACGATCCCGTACATTGAAGGAATTACTGATAGTCAGGAGGTCACGAGGGCGGCACGTGACCTATCAACAGGGAAGACGGTATTTGTTGAAGGTGATTTGCATTATGAGGAATGGTATAATAAATACGTAAAGAATACCGATACTGGTGCGTTGACCGGGTTAAAAACCAGTAACGGAATTACTATTGCCAAGCTGTCTAAGCACCAGCAGGAAAGGGCAGATGTCCGCAATCTTGATTTAGCTGGTATTAGAGATGCATTGATAAATCCACTGCATGTTGGAGAGGTCGTAGTAAAAGAAAATGGAAACTCGCAGAGATTTATCGGTGAAGCTACAACTGTGAATATAAATCCTGACACGGGGGTTATTATTACATCGTGGCCGACAGGTAAATCTCGATTGAAAAAATATAAGAAAGGGAAATAAGATGATTCTACAATATGAGTTTACTGAAAAAGAAAAGATGTTCTTAAAAAAAATGCATTTCAGTTTTGCTGATGTAATGGAAGATGAGAAAGCCGCGGATTTAGTGGATGCTATTGCTGATAATATACAGGGATTAAATGAAGATGACAGAAATATTGCCGAAGATATCATTACTAAAATCACTACTCATCCAGATTGGTAGAGAATAAAAAATAACATACGTTTTCAAAAGCACTCTTAACGGGTGCTTTTATATTGCCTTTTCCGTACTGCAGGCGAAAAAGAACAGGTATTTCCGGTGTGGGGGATAAACCACGATAAAAAGTCGAAAGGAGATCATTATGACAAAAGAAGAGTTAAAGGCATTGGGACTGACTGATGAACAGGTCACGAAAATTTCAGAGGATTATGGTAAAAATTATGTGGCCAAGTCGCAGTTCAACGAAAAAAACGAAGCCTTGAAGAATGCCGAAAAAGAGAAAGGGGAATTATCAAAACAGATTGAAGGTTTAAAAAAGAACAATGACAGTAATGCGGACCTTAAGAAACAGATTGAGGCTATGCAGGCAGCTGCCAAGACTATGGAAACAGAACATGCTACGCAGCTTGCGCAGATGAAACTGGATGCGGCAGTAGAGCGTTCGCTGACGACGGCAAAGGCAAAGAATACTAAAGCTGCCCGCGCTCTGCTGGATCTGAAAGACGCAAAGCTGGACGAGAAAGGGGAAGTCGTCGGACTTTCCGAAAAAATTAAAGAGCTGCAGAAATCAGACGCGTATTTGTTTGATGCCGTGGGTAAACAGAAAAAAGAAGTGGATGGCATCCATCCCGGATCAGGTTCCGATGGCGGCGATGCGGCAAAACTGACTGTGCAGCAGCAATTTGAACAGGCGTTAGGTATTTGATAAAAAAAGGAGAATTAGACAATGGCAATTAATACACTTGAATATGCAAAGAATTTCCAGCAGAGTCTGGATAAGCAAATGTTGGTAGGTGCGACTTCCGGATGGATGGAATCTAATGCACAGAATGTAAAATACAGCGGCGGGGATACGGTAAAAATGCCGGAGATTTCTATCGGCGGCTTAGCGAAATATGATCGTGATAACGGGTTTAATCAGGGTGCTGTAACTCTGAAATACGCAGACTACAAATTAACACAGGATCGCGGGCGCACGTTTATGCTTGATGCTATGGATGTGGATGAATCCAATTTTGTGGCGTCTGCCGGAAACGTTATGGGCGAGTTCCAGCGTACACAGGTTATCCCGGAAGTGGATGCGTTCCGCTACTCTAAGATTGCGGCTTTGGCAAAAGGCGCATCCCATGAAACGGCAACTTTCACGCCGGATAAAACAAACGTGCTGGAAAAACTGGATGATGAAATTGCAAAAGTGCAGGACATTGTTGGTGAAGGAGAACCGCTTGTTATTATTATGGCTACTTCGATCCGCACTATCCTGAACAACGCAAAAGACATTACTAAGTACTTGGATACGGCGGACTTTAAAGCCGGTGCAATTACTACCAAAGTAAAAACATATAATGAAATTCCGATTCTTTCCGTACCTTCCGCCCGCATGAAGACGGCGTATGTATTCAACGATGGGAAAACCGCCGGGCAGGAGAAAGGCGGTTTTAAGCCGGATACTGCTGCAAAAGGAATTAACTGGATTATCATTGCCCGCCGTGCACCGATTGCGGTTTCCAAGACGGACAAGATCCGCATCTTCGAACCGAACGTGAATCAGAAGGCCGATGCGTGGAAGCTGGATTACCGCAAATTCCATGATCTCTGGATTCCGACAAACAAGCTGGCCGGCGTATGGGTTAATACCGGGGCATAAGGAGGTAAATTATGGAAAGATTAACCAGATTGAATGAGGTGCAGTATACAGAAAGCGATTTCCAGAAAGAGAAACTAATCAAAGAGGGATTCATTCTTGATGGGGACTATGGCGCTGATAATGGTGCTGATAATGGTGCTGCTGCACTGGATAAGATGACCAAGCAGCAGCTTGTTGATTATGCGGAAGCTAACGGAATTGATATTTCCGGTGCGGATACAAAAGCCGACATCCTTTCTCTGATCAAGGAGTAATTCTTATGATTGCCGATGTAAAAATCCTCATTAAGGGCGCGACCGGGTATGATGTCAAAGATTCTGATATGACATTGCTGGAATACATCTATCAAGGAGATTTGCAGCATGTCCTGAACAGCTGCAACTTGAAAGAAATCCCTGATGAGCTGCAGCGTACTGTAGATGAAATGACAGCAGGCAGGTTCATGCAAATGAGCAAGGCAGCTATTTTAAGTGCTGATGAGCTTGACGTCGTAAAATCCATAAAAGAGGGCGATACGACGGTAGAGCTCGGTGGAACTTCGGCAGAACAGAGGCTGGATGCGCTGATTGCGTTGTGGACAAAGGAGCGTGATTTAGGATGCTTCCGAAAGTTGCGCTGGTAAAATCACGGAAAGCGATTGAGAGTCTGTATGCGGATACCTGCAGGATTATTACGGAAAAGGATACCGTAGATCCAGATACGGGAATTGTAAAAACGGTAAGGGTGACCTCTGCGGAGTACCCTTGCCGTATTTCTTACAAGAATTTGCCCGCGACCGGCGGTGATGGCATTCCTGTTATAACACAGTCCGTTACTTTGTTCTTGTCTCCTGAAATTGATGTGCCTGCAGGCGCTGATGTTAACGTGGTACGGCAAGGGCGGCCTCTGCATTTTAAATCTGCAGGTGTATCTGCTGTCTATGATAACCATCAGGAAATCAGCATGGAACATCGGGAGGTGCACGATGGCTGATGTAACTGTAGATTTCAGAGGCTTTGAGGAACTGCAGAAACGAATTGCTGAATTGAATAGTTCCGCAATGGAAGAAGCCAAACGGCAAAGCATGAAAGAGATGGCAGCCGTGTATCTTGCTGAGGCGAAAAGGGCTACTCCGACGAGAGGGGTTCAAACCGTTGAAAGAAACGGCGTGACAATCACAACTAATTCCGAACATATAAAACGTTCGTGGAATGCCGGAGCTGTTGAGCAGAATGGCAGGGAGTACAAAATTAAAGTATTCAATACGGCATCTTACGCTTCTTATGTCAATGATGGCCACAGGCAGCAGCCGGGTCGGTATGTTCCTATTCTGGGTAAACGATTGGTGGAAAACTGGGTAGACGGATTGAACATGGCAGAAAAAGCAGAGAAAGCAACGGAGCGGCGGTCTAAAGATATTTTGCGTCGAAATATTAACAGGGTGTTATCGAGGTACAGTACATGACGATAATTAATGAGATAATCAAAGGCATCTCATCAAAACTGCATAAGCTGACTAAATATCCCGTGTATGTGGACGTAAAAAAGAATCATGTCGTATTTCCGTGCTTTTATCTGAAGCAGCTGGATCAGTCACAGGAACTGTCTGTCGGTAACCGTTACTGGCAGGATCATAGCTTTGATATCTGGTTCATGCCGAATGCGGCCGATGAAGTTTCAGATGTCAGGGAAGAAATTCACAAGATGGCAGAAGCATTCTTTGTAGAGCTGGAGTATATTACTCTTTCGGATGGATCTGTCATTCGGGGGACAGACATGCATTACCGCACGACTGACGGCGCACTCCACTTCTTTGTTTCTTATAATCTATTTATTTTAAAAGAACGGGAAAAAGCAGAAAAAATGCAGAGTTTAAAAGCGGAAGGAGCCATAAAAAATGGCAGCTAAAAAAGAAGAACAGA